TGGCCTGCAGTCTGAGGAGTCCGGTGTTCTGGGACGTGTTGCTCTCGGAAAACGTCTGACCAATTTGGTTACCGTATTTACCCTCTTCTTCACCGTTCTTCTCGGCAACTTGACCTTCTTGATGGTCATTGACGCACCTAGAATTCAGGCACTTCCTACCAACAACCACACTATTGCTAAGAGCGCATATGTTCAGCGCGGCGCCATCATGACTTCTGACGGCGTCACCCTGGCAGAGAGTGTCAAGCAAGACGACGGCACCTACGTGCGTAACTATCCANACCTGAGAAGAAAGTAGAGACAATTCCTTTGATTAAGGGAGGATGTGACTTAATGGATTGTAAGTTTGACTGCTTTATTGATGATAAATAGGAGAAATTATGTCAGATTGTATTAACTGTCAATGTGAAGAGATTGTACCAGGATCAACCGCCTGTGCATCTCTTAAAAAGCAAAATGATGACAGAATTAAACTTCATTCCCTTGTGCTAAGGGATACAACTCTTTGTGACTTACCTGAGCAAACATCTAAAGCTATGTATTCACAGTGGTGTTTCAATAAGAACATCACCTCACAGCTGTGCTGGTTGATGAATAATAGCTCAGGAGGTAAAACATACAAGGCAGGTAAAGATATCAGTATCTCAAATGATGGAGTTATCTCCTTTACAGGAACTATCCCAACACCTTCACCTGCTTATAATGATGCTGACCTTAGAGCTGAGAATACTAGACTTAAAAATGCTTTGATGAAGATCATTAACAACCTTACAGCTAGTGGAGCTTGGCAAGGTGGATTAGAAGGAGACTTCGTTCCTAGAAGAAATATTGCCACAGGTAATATTAACTTGTTCTCTAACACAGTGGATAGTGACTTCTTCATCCGTACTAATAATGGTAAAACAGAAAATGACTTGGCAGGAGGTATTAACTAATGGGATGTACAACTTGTAGTGGAAACCCTAACACATGGTGCACTCAGTGTATGCCTGCTGAGGACACTTGGGTAGCCCCTGTGGATAAGCTACCTGATGTGTTTATGGGAGATAGAGATCACATGTATCTTCTACCTAATGGAGATCTGTTTATTCTTTCTCCTGATAGAACTAGATGGATTAAAGTTAATGGTCAAGGTGGTGGTGTTACTTATGATGATACCGCTGTGATTAATAGACTAAAAGCTCTAGAAGGTAAAACAGATAACTTCATTTCAACTGTTGGTGTATCTAGAAATGGTAATAGAGTCAAACTTACCTACACACTTGTGGATGGAACTATCAAGGAAGTTGAGTTTGAGGATAAGGATACTGTAGCTTTAGCCTATGACGATTCTGCCTTGAAGGCTAGAGTTAAAGCCTTAGAGGACAAGCCTGTGACACCTACAGGAGTAAATACATTCTTTGCTAAAGGTGATATCTCAGGTAATGGTACTTCACAGAATGTACGTGTCACAAAAGATAAGCTTGTAAATGCTGACACCATTAAAGTAGGAGACACAGTAGTTGACAGATATTGGAATAAAGATCTGTATAATATAGGTATGTTTAAAGTAGCTTCTGTGAATGGTAATGATGTTGTACTGAATGGTGTCAATGATCTTACATATAGACATCCTAAACAGTCACTAACTTTATCTGATAGAGTTTTATCAATATCAGAAGGTAATTCAGTTACTTTACCTAGTGATAACCAAACTCTCACACTTAATGGTCGTACTCTTAGCATTTCAAATGGTAACTCTATTGAGCTTCCTGCTAGTGTAGAACCTAAAGAATATAGAGCTAGAGGTAACGGTCTAATCTTAGATGCTGATGGTACATTTCACATTGAGATGGCTATGGATACTTCTAGACAAGTTCCCTACAATACAAAAAATGGAGGGCTTTTCAAAAAATTAACTCCTGAGAATAGGGCAATTTTTAAAACCGACTTTGGCTATGATACACTAGATAACCAATTATATAGTATTGACAATGATGGTACAATTCGTCGTAATACTATACTAGAAGCAGGTCTACTTTTAGATTATGCAGGGTCTTATGACTATGAAAAGTATAACTTACATAAAAGCTTCTCTAGTGAGGGTATTGACCTAAGTGTTTTGTCCACAAGTAGTGCAGGAATATCAGGAAGTGCTAGTTTCATACAACCACAAGAGTTGAAGTTTGAAGTAGGTATCTTAGCATTTTGGAATAGTAACAACAAAGTAGTATTCAGGTTTACTCCAAAGATTATATGGACTATAATTACTGAGTCTAAAGCAGAACACTACACTCACTTCATAACTAAAGAAGAATTAGAGTCAGAAGAACCTATAGAGATTGAAGTTAAGAAGAATGAGGAAGTTGTTGGTAGACTTAACATGACTATCAAAAACGCAAAATTCTTCATGCAATCTGTTCAAGGTACTGTTGTTCTAAAGAACCCTACTGACAACAAATTCTATTACTTACCGAGGTTAAACTAATGTCAAAAACAGTATATAAAATAACAGATAAGCCTACTACTACATCCTATGATGATACAGCTCTGAAGGCTAGGATCACAGCGTTAGAGAACAAACCTGATAATGATAAGCAAACCTTAACCTTTAATGCAGGTAATAGGAACTTATCTATTAGTAATGGCAACTCAGTTACTCTACCTAATGATAAGCAGACAATCTCTAAGCAAGGGAATAAACTGATCCTATCTAATGGTGGAGGGGAAGTTGAACTCCCTGTGCCTAACACTTCTGTGCCTTATGATGACACAGCGCTTAAGAAAAGAGTTAGTGACCTAGAAGCTAGACCTGATAATGATAATCAAACTCTGACAGTTAATAATAATACATTATCAATTAGTGGTGGTAACTCAGTTACTCTTCCTTCACAAAGTATCCATAGGTTCTATGATGGAGATATTCCTGGTACTGCTGATACAACTAATACACGTACTGTACAAAAGACTAACTTTAGGAATCCTGATGGTATTAAAGTAGGAGATACAGTAGAAGACTTCTGGTCAGACCAAAATACTATCAATAGAGGTATATGGAAAGTTATAGAAGTAAGTGGAAACAATGTCAAAGTTCAGGGTATTGGTAATTACAGTACTAGTCTGTGGAAAAATTTAACATTCAATGCTAATACAAGAGAGTTATCACTTAGTGGAGGTAATAAGGTAACTCTGCCTCAATATGTGTCACCTGAAGAGTTTACTACACTTAAAAATGAGTACAATAAACTCAAAGGTGCTTTTGAGAAACTTCTACAGGATCTTAAAGGTTCAGGAGCATGGAAACAGACAGGTGGAACTATCTTTGAGGGTAATCTGTACCCTGATAGACACATTGCTACAGGTAATATCAACTTGTTTGGTGGAACTGTGGATGGTAGTGCATTCATTAGAACTAACAATGGCAAGACTGAGAATGACCTTGCAGGAGGAATCAATTAATGGCAGATCAAGCTACACTTAATCAGGAACAGATTACTAAGGTAAGGCAAGCCCTAAGCCTTAATATCTATTCTACTGACAGTGGTACTAAGACCTATATCAATGGGAACAGTTTTAGGATTGAAAACCCTATGCTTGTTCCCTCTGTGGATGGAGGTCAAATTGCTGTTGGACATGTAAACACTGAAGGAAGCATCTACTACGATCTTGTGGTAGAAGGTACTAAGGTTAAAGCTAGACACACAAGAGCTGTTATCAAGTCGGTATCCTATACTAAGACACCAGGACTTACCATTTCAGGATCTTTTGGTAATGCCTCTTATGGAATTAACACTCCACAAGGGATGATCTTTAATAAGTCCTATGACCCTGCTTTTGGAAATAACTGGACTGAAACCATTAATAAACAACTAAATATTAATGATGTTGAGATCTCTTCTAAGGTTAATGAGCAAAGAGGTGATGTAGCCACTACTATTGACCAATGGCAATTCAGTCCAACAACTGCTACTGTGTCATTCAGTTTGACTGTGCCTAATACAAGTATCCTTAACATCCCTCAAGCACCTAAAGAGGGTACACTTGTAATCAAGTATGTTGATAATGTTACAGGAGCTACACTCACCACTGAGACTAAGAAAGTACCTGGTGATACAAGTCAGTCACATACTGCTCCTGAGATCTATAGGGCTACTTATAAGATTACTGGCAATAGAACTCAATCTGTTACAGTTCCTTCAGGACAAACTAAGGAGCTTGTATTCAGATACAACCCTGTGTATGGTCAGATTGTAAAGTACATTGATAAAGACACAGGAAGAGAGATCAAGACTCAGAGCTACACACCTGTGACTCATGGAGATCCTTTTAGACAAGACCCTCCTAGCATCTCAGGTTATAGGCTTGTGCCAGGTCAGAACCCTATCAATGTACCTAGAGTAACAGGTAATGGAAACTACTCATTTAGATATGAGAAAATTCCCACTACTGCTAATGTTATTGTTAAGCATCTTAATAAGGCTAATAATCAACCTCTACGTGGGGATGTAACTCTAAGTAATCAGACTATTGGTAGCAATGTGAACTACAATGCTCCTGCTATCACTAACTATGCTCCTGAGAGAACTACCTATACTCACACTGTGGTTGAAGGTAACAATATCATTACTGTGTACTACACAGAAAATGCTAAGATTAGACCATGGGCTATTAGAAAGTCTAATGCTTGGAAGTCTCTTAACACTACAAGACAGTGGATGAAGATTAGAAGAACAGCTAACCAAAACTTTTGGGATACTAAACCTAATGCTGAAATTTATGCTACTGATACTGGTAAAGAAAACTACTCACCATCACGTATTCGTAAGGGTGGTAAGTGGAAAGCACAAGGAAAGATTGGTGACTAATGGCTATTGATGATAAAACAACTAGACTGAATGAAGCTACATTCACTAGTTATGGTGAAAATCCTAAGGATCGCTGTTGGTATGATGAGTGTGACTGTGATGAAATTCCTGTTGCAGATTGTCAACGACTAGTAGATGAAAATAACAAGGGTGTAGGGCGGTTTGCATGTATGGCTGAGAGTCAGAAGTGCTATAATCCTAAGTTCTTCAGTTCATTCATGAAGAAGCTGGCTTGTCAACTTAACCACTACATTCAAAACATCTGTGCATTGTGGGATATGGTACAGTGTATGGCTGAATACTTATCTAAGATGGGTGACACAGGTACAGTCCAAGTAAACTATGCTAGAAACTCTGCTGTGTCTTCTGCTGACTTCTATCACCCTATCACAGAAGGTTATGATCTAGACCTCTACATGGACTCAACTACAGGAGTTGTAGCTGGTGAGTCTGATGATGGAAGAAGAAAGCAAACTGATCGTAAGTATCGTGTTTACATCAGATGGTGTGCTGATGGTACTACACTTAACCCAGCACAGGATAATACAATGGAGCTTGTGGTATATCACTCAGGAGAACAGTATACTGAGGATCTTAGAAAGAACCGTGGAGTACACTGGCAGATGACTGGTATCTCAGATGGTGCTATGGAGATGTCTGATAGTATTATCGTTCCTGCTGGACAGCATGTTAAGGTGAGAGTAGAGCCTGCTAACTCTTCCTCAGGTGTATTCCGTGTACACCAATTCAAGTTAGAGTACACTCCTGTTATGGATGCACAAGATACTCCTGAATGTCTTAAACTTACAGAACTCCCTAAGGATGACTGTAACTGTGAAGGAAAATAAAAAAGGGACCTTAATGGTCCTTTTCTTTTTATCTAAATCTACGGTGTCTCCAACGTTTATAGAGATTGTGATAGTCAGTCAATCCCAAGCACTCTTCTGTGTATCTAGCTAGACCAGGCTCAGAGTTTAACACAACATATAGCATGTTCTGTCTATCTCTAATCTCCTTACGCTGTTTACGCATCCTAGTTTGGAAGGTTCTTGTGCTTATCTTGATCTTTTTACCTAATTCATTGTAGACTTTTTCTAATCTGATATACTCATCAGAAGCCTCTTTAGGTGTCATCTCTTTAACACTCTCCATCAATGTACTCATAGTACCATAGCTCCTCTCCTGAACTCTTTATTAATACATACATATCTCCTTGAGTCAACTTAACAAACCGATCAGAGCCTATCCATTTAGCTATTTTATCTTGTCTATTTCTGAAGCCAGTTATCACTTCATCAAAGTAACAAGTTCCTAACTCATCTATCATCTTTATGTGATATTGTTTTATTCTCTTTCCAGTAGTCATACATACTCCTTGATATTACTATAGAGCTTAACTGCTTCTTGAGTGTAGTAGCTTTTCTTTTAGGACATGTAGAACTCTCACTGAGGTTCCAACTTATAAGCATATTAGCTACATCATTAGGAGTAATAATACGTTCTTTTGGTGTGATAAACGGTTGGTCAATATACCAATCCATTATATCATCTACAAATTCAGCATAATCATCTATGTAGAATCTCTTATTCCCTGTGACCTTAAGATAGTGTCTCTTAACTGGTTTAGGAACTTTTCTAATAAGATCAACCTTTATATGAAGCTCATTAATATAAGAGAAGTCTGTAGCTAGATGAAAGTTAGTGAACATACCAGTACCAAAGACCTTCACATCAGCGTAATAATTACAGATATCATTACATGACCACTCATAGAATAGATCCTGTGGGAGCTTATCAATGAAGTCACAGCATGAAGACATAAAGTAGTCATGCCTAGACATACCTGTAGTAAAAGCTGACTGCACAGGGGATACATAGTTACATCTAATCTTTGTACCCTTCTTTCTCAGCTTGTCAGCAACTACCTTAAGCTCTTTCACAGTAATGATACCATCAGGATTAGTACACTGTCTTACAAGCCTCTCATCACCTATAATACGGTATACAAAGGCTGTAAGTAGTTTATCCCTCACAGGGTATCTAGCTGTGTTAAGAGTACGTATCATTGTCTGAGACATATCATCAAGATACTTTAGATTATTAGGTAATGACTTTCTAGCTAGGTCATTAACCTCTTTCTTTCTACTGTGTCTATACTCAAAAGCATCTCTACGTTTAAGTAGGTACAGTTTAAAGTTTGAAATTAAGTTATCACTCATAAGTAAACTCCCTTACAGCAGGCATGGATAGATGAAAGTAAAAAATGTATATATAGGAGACCATTTAGGACGTTATCAATGGAAGTGACTGTCCATGCCTGTTATAAAGGAGTTAAACTCCTTTTGTATAGAATTAGAGAGAACCCCTCTAAGAGCACAGTGTGTAATTAGGAATCATGAAAAGGTTAAAAGTACTCATAAAATAGTAAGGAATGTGAGTAGATGCTTCACACTGTGCTTTCAGAAGGGGCAACTAAGTTGCACCCTAAAAGTGGTTAATCCCACTCATCATCTTCTACATTTACATCATCAGATACAGATGAATCATCTTCATCATCTTCTTCTGAAACTGAGAAGATTTTAGTAACTCGCCACTGACGCTTGTCATTGTAAGGGTCAGTCTCTTCAAGAGTGATACCAATAAACTTACCTGTGAAGTCATCAGTGTCAAGTTCTCCATCAGGATCAAGACCACAAGCTACAGCAAGGCTATATAGGTCACGGTATCCCCACTGATTATCACGTACAAAGTGTGTGAAAAGTGCAGGAGCACCTTTACCAAAGTTACCACGAAGTTTAAACTCATAGTGAGCCAATCCTGAACTCTTACTAGTACCAGCCTTAACTTCTGTGATTTCTACTTCATAGTTACCATCATTATAAATATAATCATCACTGGCTTTTTCAGCAGTAAATGTGATTTTTGACATTATTCTTCTCCCTCAGCCTTTTTATTTTTAGCTTGTGTAGAACCATCTGTAAGTCCTACAAGTTCATCCCAAGTTGGGTTGATAATTGTGTCAGGAATTGCTAGTCCTGGCTTACGAGTAACTTTAAGATTGTACACAGGGTTTCCTGCTAATCGTACTTGATAGAAGTCCTTAACTTTTTTATTACCCTTAACAATCTTAGACTTAGTGATACGCTCAGTGTGCCCTAAGATACGAGATGATGCTGTCAAGTACTTAGACACACTCTCCATCAAGTTAGGGATGATCTGTGCAGGAACATTTTCATCAGTAACTTCTTCAACGTTTACTGATTTCTGTTGACAGATAACATATACATTCTTACCTGAATAAGATAATCGTACAAGTGTATCAATAAATGCACGAAGGATAGTAGATGCTTCACCATACAGATTAAGTGACATCTGTTTAGCATTTTTCTTAGCCATTAAATCCTTATACAAAAGCTCTTGAACATTAGTGAAGTGGTCAATAGCAATAGAGTCAAAGTCATTGGCTAAGTTGATAGCTTCTTCCACATCTGACCAAGTATAACATTCTGCCACTGAGAAACGCTCTTCAGGTGTCACAGAAGCCAATCCACGGTCTGTGTCAATAACAAGCACTTCTCCTGGTAGAGAGTTAATAAAGGTAGTTTTACCACTTCCAGGCTCACCATACAGTGTAGTCAAAGTGTGTAATTTAATTTTGTTTAACTTTTTAAGTTCCATTATTTCTCCTTACTTACCTGTACTTCCATAGCCACCACGGTCTTCATTACCAAGATGATGTACCTCAGTGAATGTTAATTCAGGTTGATTTTCCATCAGACGAAACTGACACAATCGCTGACCTCCTGTGATAACTCCATCTCTTACAGCATAGAACTTAGCTCCCCAATAGTCATTATCTCCATTGTAAGAGTTATCAATAACCCCCACACCATTAGTTAAGATAAGACCTGTGTGTTGGAAAGTACTTGAACGTGGAGCCAAGTGAGCTTCATACCCTGAGGGTAACTCCATTGCAACTCCAAAGTTCACAGTGACAGTATCACCTTTTTTATACTCCAAACTATAAGGACAAGCTAGGTCAATCCAATCGCCTTTTGAGAGTGTTTCAATTCGAGGTACACTCTCTGCTCTGTACTTAATTTTAATATCAAGCATATCATCCTCAAACTCAATTATTTTATTAACAATCTCTTTCATGTTCTTTATACATTGCTTATATATAATATCATTAACCACTGTTAATGAAGCCTGTACCATGAATAAAGTTTGTAGTGCTGACATGTCAGGTAGTTCACTAACATCAAACACATAAGGGTCTCTTTGTGTCACAGGAGGATATTCTAATGAAGAGGCTTTATCAAGAAATACTAGAGCCTTCTTAAGATCCTCTAGACCATTTTTGTGACGATATCTCCACACATACTTAACAGAAGATGCAATGAGTGGGTCAATCTCAGATCTAAGCCAAAAGTCCCAACATTCAATTCCATTAGATGTGTACCTCTTAGGGTTTGTTAATTCTTCTGAAAGGGTCAAAACGCTCTCCAATCTGTTTAAATATAGCTCCTATGATGATGAATATGAATATCCATAGGATAATCCACCATACTCCTCCAAAGAGTATACCAATTAATAATATAGAGGATAAGATTAAGTAAAATACTAAGAGTGTAGCTAATAAGAATGATAGACAACACAGTAGATAAAATAGTAATGCCAACATCTAACCTCCAAAGATAAAGAATTTCAAGAAACCAAGAATTACAAACCCTGAGATAATCAGGATGCTTAGTAAGAATAAACCTAAGGAGATAATGAGACAACCTAAGTTAATTTCCATAAGTTTTCCTAGCATTACATGTCCTTCAACTTAGTCTTCAACTCAAGAAGCTCTTTCTCTTTTGTTAAAAGTTCAACATATTTCAAGGCAGATAAGCTAACAAATTTTACTCCATCCATACCTTCAATAAATGACTCTTGTTTATAAGCTAAAAGTGTTAGATATTTATCTTGAGTGTCCTGATAGTCATTCCTAGCTTTGCGTAGTGCTTCTGTAAGAAACTCATTGTGACTTTCAATATCTTTCTCATACTTCTTAAACTGCATATAGTAGATTGCATAAGCAAGTAAGCTTGAAATAATACCTATTACTATGTAAACACCAAATTGATCTTTCATCCTATGCCTTTCTATAGTGAATAGCTGTAAAGCCATCTCCCTTAAAAGTTACAATTATGTTCTCAGGCTTTCTATACTCATCCATATCAGTGAAGTAAGTATCTCCTGAGTAGTCTCCTTCAATCATACTAACTATGAACTCTTCACAGTAGGGGATGAACTGCTTATACACAGATGCCCCACCAATAATCCACAAGTCTTTGTCACTGTGCTCATAGAAGTCAAGGATTTCTTCTACATTGTTAGCAATATAAACTTCTTCCTCATCATAACCTTCAATCTCATCCTTGTGTGTAAGAACAATATTGATCCTGTTCTTTAGAGGTCTTTGCCCTATAGACTTCCATGTAGTGTGTCCCATGACAACTATACCGCCAGTAGTCTGATTTCTAAAGTAGTTTAGATCAGCCCCATTGTGCCAAGGGAGACTTCCCTCAGCACCTATGAGACCATCTTTAGCTTCAGCCCAAATTAACTTAATCATTATGCTTCAATAAGGAAAGCAGGGTGATTGAATTGAGGGAAGCGTTCTTCAATTTCAGCAAGAGTAAACTTACCAATACGGTCAGTACCATGACCATAAACATCAGATTCTTCAGTGAAGCCTGACAGTTGTCCATCAGCATTGATAGCAATGTAAGGAGCTTTTACGTTACGCTCTTTCTTACCAATGTAGATGATGTAGCGTTGTTCTGCTACAGCAGATGCAGGTACTACAGTTTCAATTGTAGTAGTTTCGATACCAAGTGTGTCAGCAAGTGCTTGCACTAGTTGGTTGAATTGTTTGTTATCCATAATGATAACCTCCTTAAGAAATATTAATTGTGTAATAACGCATTTCTAGGTTATTACATAGAATAGTTTAACAAATTTAGGTTAGCCTGTCAACCCTTTTTTGAAGATTTTTCGAAATTTTTTTCAATAAAATCATCAAGGTCTTCTAGCATGTCCCCAATAAATACATAGTAAAGGTAGTCATAAGCGTCAGGCTGTCTATCTACAGGTCTATATAGACGATAATTGGGATTAGCTTCAATGATATCAACAGTTTCTACAAACTGGTTGAAGAACTCATCCGCACGATATTTATTGAAGATGTAAGTCTTGTGTGACACAATCTTTTTAGAGCGTAGGTTAATAGCAGGATTAACAAAGGCAAACTTAAAGTCTCTTACCTTATATCCAAGCTTATCATACACATACATGTACATGTTAGCCTGTAGTCCATACTTATACTTCTCTTCCTTTGGGGCTAGTGATACTGTCTTATAGTCCACAAGGGTTACTGTTCCATCATCATTCTGAATGACTGCATCCACAATCCCTGTGAATTGATGACCATTAGGTAGGTCAAAGTACACCTGATTTTCTGTCTCAATGATTTTAGAGGCATCAATCATGTAGTCATCAGCAAAGTAACGCTCTAGCCCTAGTAGTCCACAGGTTACAGCCTCTTCTACATAGTCTTTATCCTTAATCTCTTCAAGGACTTTTTCCTTAAGAGGTTCAAGCTTCAATTCACCCTTGTGTTTACCTAAGATCTCCATACCTAAGTGAAAGATAGTTCCACGATCCATGTACTTAGTACGCTCAGGGTCTCTAATTTCTTTGTATCCTGCAATATACTTACACCAATGTCTCCAAGGACAATCCAGGAAAGTATTCACACGACTGATACTATATGTTGTCATTATCCACCTCTTCCAGTTCCATTATCAATGTAGTAGATTAAGTCTTTAAACCTCATTGTTAAAGAATGTTCCATACTTTTAGCCCTAATAGCCTCTTCAGTAAGCGCTTTATCCACCTGTGCAATCTTAAGATTAAGTTTTGCATTTTCAATTCTTAAGTTCTTAATTTCTTTCTCTGTATGACTAACATACATCACTAATGAGATGATTATAGCTAATCCACAAAGTACATAAACACTTAGTTTACTTAACTTTCCAAGATCTTTTGTGAATAGCTTTGAAAATCTCAAATTCATTCTTTTCATTAATTAATTCCTTGTCCTCTAGCTCCTTCAAAATCTCAGAAGCTTTCTTATATCTGTATTTCTGTAATATTTCAGCCACAGCCAAGCTGACAGTGGAAGTACTATCAATTATCAGTGGTCTAAAGTCAGTCTTCAGGACATCACCAAGCATCTTCATATACTTAGGGGAAGGATATACTTTATCATTCTCCCATCTCCAAACATTAGTCACAGCGGTACCCATAACAGAAGCAAGCTCCTCTTGAGTGTATCCAAATAGTTGTCTTCTTTCTTTTAATGCATCAGCGAACTCGGTCAATGATCTTAAACCCTCTTTCTTTAGAAATATATACAGGCTCCTTAGTCATGCTCTCCATAACAATGTATTGAGAGTATTCAGGATACTGCTTAAGTAATTCAGTTTTTGAGTTACATTTAACAGAAAATCTGTTGAACTCAATAGACCAACCAATAGTACCATCATCATACTTACACAAGTAATGACCACTAGGAAGCTTCACCACATAGGAACTGTTAGTATAATCTACTTCCCACTTCTGTGCAAGTACAGCCTTACACATACGCACAAAGGATTGTCCATACTGTTCACGATCCATACCTTCTGTGATCTTATAGCGATCTTCCATTACTGAATCATACTTACCATAGTATAAGATATTAATTAAACCTACATTTCTCATACTACGAAACTCATCACCAAAGGATAACTTTTTAAGATACTCATCCTCCATAGGAGTTACCTTAACAAGCTCTTCCTTAGGTTTAATGATATACCCTTCTTCCTTTACCTTTTCTTCTATATAGTCCTCTAGGCTATTCAACTTAGCTTTTTCATTAAGTTTATCCATGATACGATCATAGATATCCTTGCGAATTGTTTCTCCTTCAATAGCTCTTTGAAGTGTTCTATAGGAGATTTCCAACTCCTCCATTAGCTTCAATTTAGTCTTTGTTTTTAATTGTTCTTTTAATAAATCTTTTAGCTCCATATATTTTCTCCTGAGGATGGTTATTTTCCATCCTCTTTTAATTGATCTGTTAGACAAGCACTACAAGGTGTCACTTCATAACCAAGGAACATAGCTAGTACCTGATTAGTTACACGTGACTGTTCCAAGAAGGCTGTCTTAACATCTTCATTACTTAAATCGACTTGCCAAGCTTCAAAAGCTGTGATAGTAGCCACAAGTACATGTTTCAATAAACACCACAGGTCAGGGTTTCCATCTGCTGTAGCCTGTGCCTTTAACAGCTTCATAGCATCTCGTCTTTGCTTAGTCACTGTGTCCAATAACAGTATAGTATCTGCAATTCTAACATCAGTATCTACAACTGAGATTTTTTCTTCTTCAGTTTGTACATCAGGATTGTCTTTGAAATACCAAAACTTATTTTGATCCTCATACTTACGAATTAAAATCTCCAAATGATACTCACTAGCACCTAAGTGCATAATATTAGTCACAAGATCTTCTGTGATACCTACTGAACTATTTTTATTTACCATATCAACCTCAAAATGTGTTTCCTGCTACAAGCATGTAGCGAATAAAGTATGTGTTTTTTGTCTTTCTGTGCATCTCATGCCAAAAATCAAATGCCTTAGTATAGCTATCAAATGAGTGAGTCTTAACAAGTTGTCCATTAAAGTACTCATTAACTTTATAGCTATTCACAGTATCCATTATTAATCACCTCCATAATCTCTTCCTGAACCTTCTTTGGTACAGGTTTATCAGTAGGGAAGTATGGATAGAAAACTGTATGAATCTCCTTCTTATGAGGATCATCAAAGTATATGTGCCTAAAGCAATACTTGTGTGACATATAATCCACAACTGTGTGACTAGGTCCACTTAACCTACGATACATATAGTCAATCTCTTCAGGAAGAGAGTGTTTAAGTGTGAATATACTATCAAATGATTGTAACTCAGGAATACACTCTCTATAATGAGACTTCATATAACGAATACCTTCATAGAAGCTATTCAGCACATAGACGTTACCCTTCACACAGATTGTGAATAAGTCTTCCCAATCAGACTGTAGCTTAACATAGTCTAAGGGGTTAAGCATAAATGCTGTTCTATTTAATTGCCTTAATTTTTTATAATCCTCTAATTTATAAGCAGGTTTATCATAAAATTTCATCTACCCTCCCCACGCTTGGTGTACCTCCACATCTGCAATAATTGGTATTGGGATATCTATACCATCAATTATTGAAGGATGCTCCATCATCTCCTTAACTATTGGAACTACTTCCTCTACATAGTCATCTCTAATCTCAAATAAGATAGCATCATGAACAGAACCTAATACCTTACAGCGTTCATGGTCAATTATATCACTAAACACAATGTCTGACAATGCACTGATACACATGTCTGAAGCAAAGCCTTGAACACCTGAGTTTACAGACTGCCTTTCAGCCTGTCCTCTATTTGACCAGTTACTAGAGTTGATATCAGGAAGGAACCGTTTACGACCTATAGGAGACCATGTATGTCCATTCTTTCTTGCATATTCTTTGCACTCCTCATGCCAAGGAAGTAGTCTAGGATATGCTTCAAAGAAGTTGTTACGAAAGCCTTCAGACTGTTCTTCTGTGATATTAAGACCATAGCCCTTAGCATAATCTACAAATGTTTTTGCACTCATTCCATATAAAAAACCAAAATTACAGTTTCCTTGGATAGACACTTTACCATTATGCCTAATAACAATATTATGTTCAGGTACAGTAACACAGTATACATTATGGTTAGTATTATGGTGTGTTCTTAGATCTATATCTTTACTTTCAAACCTACTTAGTGGTTTTTTATTCAGATTATATGATAGAGTCCATGTATCACTTACATTATCTCGTTCATCCTTAACCTTGTAAAGCCTTGCTCTCACACCTGATTGAACAGCCATGATCTGCATAGAGTCTAAAGTTGATCGGTTAGTTGAGCTTACTGTAATAAGGTTTGTGTGGTTTACATGACCATCCCAATGACTTGCTTCCTCTAAATACACAAGAGGGTTTAGCTCAGTCATAGCAGGCTTAAGTAATGTCTTATCTGCTGTACAATAGCGTTTCATATTACACACATAATCAAAGTCAGAAATTGTAAAATAGGTTACCTTAAGTTTACCTTGGACTTTTTCATCATAGTCAACTCCAAGCCTATCAACCATATTTCTGAATCTTTCAATTTTACGTTTCTTAGTAAAACCGAACCTGATCTGTGTTTTTGATTCACTATAAGACCCATCAGCCACAAAACAAGCAACTAGCCTTGTCATATCATCTTTTATGAACCAGCACTTTTCATACTTGTAGTACCCAGCGTTTACCCAAGCATACTTAGACTGACCATGACCTGCTAGATCTTCAAATGGCACTTTCTTCATATACTTTTTACCATTCTGTACCTGTATAATACATTCATGGTTAGGTGTAAGCTTCAATGAAGTGTTTTCATTCTCAAAGACACACACTTTTTGGTTAGGTATCATTCTGAAGTCTAATGGATCAACATAACTGATCTCCTGTGTCTCGATATTATACTGAGCTACAGGAGTTATACCATCATACATCTTGAACTCAACAAAACCATCCTCAGTAAGTATCTCTGTATCACCACTGAAACAAGACTTAGCTTGTGTTCTCTTACGCTTCTTCTCCTGTGGACTCATCTCTGAGGTATCACCAAACAAAAGTGTAGTAGTCTTACTGTGCAAGTCACTCCCTGAGTTATAAGCATGTTGCATATTTGCATCTCCTGAAAATATAGATGCCACACGGAGTTCAACCTGACTGAAGTCACATTCAAGTATTTTCCATCCAGGTCTAGCTTCAATAAGATTTCTTACATTTTTATCCTGGGGAATCTGTTGCAAATTTGGGTTACTACATGTAGTCCTACCTGTCCTTGCTGTAATGTTGAAGCTAGGGTATATCCTATCATCAACCTGAATTTTTTCCCAAGACTTAATGAAAGTCTCTAACTTAGTCAACCGTCTATATTCCAATAAGTCATCCACTACAGGATTACCTATATAGTTTGCTAAGACATCACTGCTCACTGAGGGTACACCTTTAGCTGTCTTTTCAATTACCTTAAGACCTACACCATAGCCAATAACCACAGGCTTGAAGTTGTGCTTGAGCTTAACATCTATACCATAGAGATAGTTATTCTCAGCAAGGTATTCATCCTTAAACTGTGTAGCCTCTTTACGTGTGTTAAACTCACCTCTGACAAAAGACTCTCCTGTGAAAGTATACTCAATAACCTCATAAGTATTAGGTAATTTCTCACCTTTCTCCTTATACACAGGTTTACCCTTCTTACCATAAAGGACTGATGCTACCTGTACTGTAGAGTTCCAGTTTATATCTGCCACAGTGATAAGTCGTTCATAGTAGGGCATATACTCTTCTATGAGCTTCTTAGCAATCTCACCACGTCTAGGACTGATTGGTACTCCGTTCTTTTCGACCTCATAGTAGGCTCTATATGCTCTCATCTCATGCTTATAGACCTTCACAAGATCATACAGGTTAAGTTTCTTCTTAAAGATCTTCATTAACTTAACAGGATAAAGAACATCATCAAGACCATAAGAGATGAACTCTTCTGTGATCTTGCCCTTCTTAGCTTCAGTCTCAATATCATAGTCAACATTAAAGTACTTCTTAACTAAAGTCTTAAGACCAAGCTCTTCCTCTCCACAAACGTGTGCAAGTACTAATGTATCAACCCAAAGATTAAGCTCAATCCCTGTCTTAACATAAAGAAATAGTAAGTCAAACTTTCCATTGTGTGTTACTAACTTAGCCTGCTTTAAGAAGGTAAGTAGTTTTAGTAAAAATTCCATGCTAGTATTTTGCCAGTCAAAGAATTTACGCTTATATTTTCCAGTAGTTAAATCTGTGTAGCCTATCTGTATAGAGGTTATATCATCTCTAAACCTGTCAAGTCCAGTGGTTTCAATGTCTAGACACACAGGCTTGCTCAAATCAATATTCTTCTTCATAATCTTCAAACCCAATCTCAAATGACCTAGCCATGTATATTAATCTATCCATGTTCTTTCTAATTTGTCTCTCTGTTATTGACTGTGTGACCTTATCACCACTAATTGATCTACATCCATGAAACAACTCAGGTATATCTACATATTCAAAGTCAAGGAAGTCAGTATTAACAAACTCTTCAATAAGTTTCCCTGAGTTCATATCCGTTTTACCATAGTATTCATCATGCCAATAATGTACCAACCAACACAGCTCTTCCCTTGTGAATATATCAATCATTTTTGACAAGGTTATTATGTTAGGTAGCTTACCCAGCTTCATTCGTCTAAGGCATGTAGAAGCATCACTATACATACCTATCTGTTTGAGGTAGTAAGAGAGTGTAATCACATTTTGAAGTAAGTAGTCATATATTTTAAAGATAACTCTTCCCTCAACTGTGTTCATGTTGTCTAAACAAAATTCTCTAGCCCACTTAGGTATAGGTTTTCTAGCACTCCTCGTCATCTCCAATATACCTCCACTCACTACCTACTCTGATATAATAATCAGGATCATGTTTAGTCTCATAGTCACCATACCAATCTCTAGGAGGTGTTGATAACCAGTCATCATAATCTTGTTTAAACATGTTTATCCTTCTTTTCTAGCTCTTCTAGCAAGTCTTTTTCCCTTGCCAAAGCCATGTTATAGAGGTCTAGTGATTGTGCCATCATTCGATTTTGTGACTTAATGACTGACTTAGCTTTCTTCAGCTCCCTATTAGACACAAAGGCTATATGGATAGCCCACACAAAGCCAATAAGCCATACTACAATGAATATATATAAAATAAAATTTTGTAAATCTAGCATATTAATCTCCAAAAATATAGATTAATCCCATAAGGTACATTAAAAATTCCAAACCATACCATACTATTGAGAATATCAGTGGAAGAATACCACTAGGTAAGCTAAGTAATACTACATAGGTAATTAAAACTACCCCTGAATAGATAAAACTTAGTACTAATGACATAAAAATTTTATCTCTATATATACTAATAAATTTTAGCATCACTCTACCTCCTCAACATTAAATCCTGGGCAACTAAACATCCATTCAAAGCCAGCATTTACAAGATCTTCCTTTGTGTGGTATAAACGTGTTGTGCTAGATTCTTGATTAAAGCCAAAATACCATTTTCCAGTAACCATATCAAATTTAAAACTTTCTGAGCCTTTTTGAACGTTTTTAAATTTGATAATATACTTCTTTTCATTAACCTTATAACCAAATAACCAAGCTATAGCAAAAGTATTACTTTCTTTTCTACACCATTTAACACATTTTCTAGTATCCCCTTTAAATCCTTCACTCAATGACATCCCAAAATCATCTACTGGATCAAGACATCCTAATAATGTGAAATTATGTTCCTTACAGTACTCAATCCAATCATCAACAAATGGAGGCACTTCAACTAAATCACGTTCAATAAACCCTTCTAGTCTACCTTGTTCAAGACCTGCTTTATACT